TAGGTTGGATGTCATTGTCCTTCATGTATTTCCAGTTCACCATAAAGTCGGTGCCACCACCACCCATGATTTCGTACTCACTTAGATCTTCGCCACCATCAGCACTAAAGTCTTGTTCGTTATACACCTTAGTGTCAAAGCACCACACTTTGATTTTGTAATCTTTGTATTCTTCCATAATGCCTTTGATCTCACCAAGGAAGTCAGCAGCCTGTTCATTACCAATACTACCTGACATATCCAGCGACACACAAATGTCAATGGTATCCTGGAAGTTCATGCCTGGCAAGATAGCACCAGTATGCCAGCCTTTGCGGCTAGGACGCGACCAAGTGTAGTCACTTTTGATAGTGCTCTGAATCTGTTGACGAAGCAGCTCACGCCAATTCATCTTAGGTTCAGTCATTTCTTTGATCATACGTGCTACACCAGCAGGAACGTTGCCTGCACCAGCTGTTTGTGCAGCATTAATCATTGCTTCTTTGATCTCATCTTTGATTTGATCAAGTTCTTCTTTGGTGTAACGCGGACGACCTTTACCTTTACCATCGCCTTTGCCTTCTTCTTCGCCGTCACCTTCCATGTCAAGGTGCTCGTCTAGCATTTCGCCTAGTTGCTGTAAATATTCTTCACCGTTCTTTTTTGCTTCTTTGAACAGTTCGTCATATACTTCTTCACTAGTCCAGCCACGGTATTTAAAGTCTTGATAGCAGTCAACGATGCGAGGTTTCTTGCCAATGCGACCGTCTACCAGTTCGTTGTTAACAATGTAGTCAGCAGCAATGTTGTACAGCATAGGATTACGATCATCACGGCGTCCGAGGTGATCGTATACCATGTGGAAGATTTCGTGTGCAATAACAAACTCAATTTCTTTATTGTCCATTGCATTAAAAAATTGAGTGTTAAAGTATAGTTTACGCCCATCTACTGCGGCAGTCATTAGCCAGTCGTCGGCAGCTTCAATCTTAAGACGAGTAGCCATGTTACCAAAGAAAGGATGACGTAGCAACAACCCAACACGAGCAGTAACAATGCGGTCGTATACTTCTGCTTGCATTGCTTCTAATGCAGCACCTACGATAGTGGGATCAGGTTCCCAATGCTTGAGTTTGCTTTGTGTGTTTTTAGCGGACATTTCGTACCTCTTTTGTTCAGTGCCTATACTATATAATAACATATTTACAATATAAGTCAACCAAATAATAGAAAAAGTGAGCGAGTTTCCTCGCCCACTTTGTTACAACTCACATCAAGCAGCTTGTGCAGCTTTGATATACTTGCCATACCGATCGTGGAACTCATCGAAGCATTCAACAGCATCTGGATCAATTGGAAGACCGTATTGTGTAAGAGCAAGTTTAATGCCCATTACAACCATTTCGGTTTCAAAATTATCCATTGCAAAGCGTAGGAAGTTGTTGACTTTTTCATCAAACTTCTTATCGTTTGCATCGCTTGCTTCTTTGAGCTCGTAGCAAAGAGAGACAGTCAAGGAATACTTGGCACTGATTTCTTTAGTCTTAAGCTCTTTAACTTTACCGAGCAAAATGTCGGACGGATTCGGCATGTTTGCAGCAACCTTACGGTGAGCCATAAACTTAACAGCAAGACCTTCACCAACTGCACCTGCAACTAGATCGGTAGTAGTACCTTCGTCTAGTGCATCTTCGAGCAGTTCGCTTACAAACGACCAACTACGTGGTGTTGCAAACGAGCGACTTGAACTCTTAGGATCAAAGTCGTAAAGGTCTTGTTTAGCAAACTGAAGATAACCAACAACATCCTGGTGGATTTTGTTATCAACAGCCCACTGGAACCAATCGTCAAAGTTAACACCCATTTCGATGTGAACAAAGCGGTTAGCAAGTGGAGCAGGCATACGGTAAGTAACACCTTTGTCTGCTTCGCGGTTACCTGCCGCAACAATAATAACATTGTCTGGCAGTTTATATTGTCCTACACGACGGTTAAGAATCAGCTGGTAAGCCGCAGCCTGCACAGCCGGAGCAGCTGAGTTCATCTCGTCAAGGAACAAAACAATATTGTCGTATTGTGCAGCCATTTCAGCATCTGGCAATTCTGCAGGAGCACCCCAAACCATTTTGCCTTCATTGGCGTCGAAGTAAGGGATACCTTTGATGTCGGTGGGTTCCCACAGCGACAAACGAATATCAATGAGGTGACTGTTGCTCAGTGAACGAGTAATTTGAGCAACAATGTCCGATTTACCGATACCCGGAGGCCCCCAAAGGAAGATCGGACGTTTTTTACGCATTGCAAATTGCAGTGCATTTTTTGCTTTATTAGGAGTAAGTGTACGTGCTTCAGACATAGCGTATTCCTTCTTTGTTTAACAGTGCCTATACATATATAATAGTATAAGTGTGCTAAATGGTCAACCTCTTTTGTTCAATTTTATTGTAAAACTTCCAGGATTATTTGGTGTCTGTGTACATTCTCTTATGCGAGGATGATTACGAGCCCATGTTTCGAATTCACGCATCATAGCACCTTGACCTGTTATTACAGTGCATTTCTTATGACCTTGGAGGTACGCTTCTGTTACACGGGTGTTAAAATGCTGCCATGCATTGTGTATATGATATCCATGTAAATCAATCCTCATCCTTTTGCTGCCTTTTCATGGCTTTGATTATTCCGTATTTTCTTAGATCGCCGCTAAACAATGTAAGCTCAACAGCTTTCTTTTCGTGAGTAACTGTTATGCTGCGATTGGTTAGATAGTATGGACAATCAATAAACTGATCAAGGAATATGATAACTTGAGTAGTAAGTGGCATATCTTTAGGATAAGGTATATCATATGTAGATATGCCAATTTTATGTATAACTTCAAATCCTTCGTCTGTTAGTCTTAGGCCGCCTGAATCTTTTTTTCTTGTATTATACCACCATAATGGCATCATAGCCTTAACGTTTTCTTCGCTAGTACTTTGACCCATCTCTTTGAGAAATAGTTTGGTATATACAGTTTTATTACTCATTGTTATGTAGTGTTTCGCCTGCTGTTAGCTTTACAACACTAAATTCTTTGGTTTTAAATAACTCATTTAATTTTTTTGCTAGATTAAATGCATGACCAGGATTTGAAAAACTTGTTTTTTTGTATTTCGGCCCTGGATAGTTTGTTAACGCACTACTACTTTTTAAGTTAAATGGTTTGTTTTGATAAAAGACAGCCCAAATTGCTTCTGCCTCCAAAACTTGTTCGCATTTGTAAGTTACGTTATTTGTATATTCTAATAATATATTTGGCTTCGGCCGACTCATATGCGTATCCTTTAATATAAACTACGCATATATTTATCTCTTTTTACCACGAGCCCGAGTCCATTTTCACTTCTATTACTTGCTCGCTGTCTAGTTTTTCAAATTGTTCTTTGATATATTTTTCCATATCACCGTTCATTCTAGCCATTACAACACCCAAGGTAAAAGCCAAGTTTTTAGCTTGAGTCATATCCATGCGGATTTCTTTGGCTCTACTGGCTTCACCTTGTTTAACTTGTTGTATAAACTGTTGTAATGGTACTGTATTAATCGGCTCTATTGACATTTTTTAGTGCTGCTTTCATATCGTCTTCGTTTTTGAAAGGACCTAAATATTCGTTTCTTTCAATAGTAATTAGCTTTGGACAAAAACTCTTAAGCCAGTTAACATTAAATTTAACTAGATAATATCCTGCACAATACACTGATTTAGATTTTTCGCTTTTGGTAAACAGTGGTAGTTTACGTTTGATATCATACATACTATTGTAAGGTGTACTGCGTGTAGGATATCCATTTACGTCTAAGGACTCGTCATTGCTGCTGCTTTCTTTAATTTTTGCAACAAAAAGGTCTTTGCCAAGTTCTTTTTTAAGTTGGCGTTCTGTTTTATAAAACTTAAGATTTCCTTTGGTACTAATAACAAATCCTTCGTCGTTTTTACTCAGTGTACCAACTCGTACACCTCCATCTTCAACAATCCAAAATTTATCATCAAGTACAGGTTTTGCTTTAATAGTCATGTTTACCTCTCTATGCTGTTTAAGCCCCAGTTGCGTTCTTTACACCACCAACATTCACCGCATGATTCGTTTAAATCTACATCAAATGATTCACATGATTTTGTATATGGTAATAGTGTATCCAACAATTCTAATTTTTTATATGCTTCAAATATACTTTTTTTATCAACCTTTATAAATGGCATATATCGTTCAATATTGCACAAATGATGTTTACCTAGTTCGGAAATAAAGGTTGTATTATCTCTTGAAGAATGTCTTCCAAATTGTAAATCTACAATATTATCTGGATTACGTGTTGTACCATGTATAGTAAAGTCAATAAATCCTTTGTTATACAACTTTTCTTCTTGATTATCTAGGTAACTTCTTTTTTGTACATCTTTGTAAAAAACCAAATGGTTTTTTATAGATTTTGTATTTGTAAGATCAATAATTTTATTGATTACTTGTGTAGCATAAACACTATTGTAATGCTTTTTATTAGGATGACATAGTGTTAATACTGTTATCTCTGCATGGTATTTATCAAGTGCTGAAACCGTAAGATACAATGCTAGTGCTGAATCTACTCCACCACTAACATTTACACAAGGTTTTTTAACACCGTCTGGTATTTTAAATTCGAAATCTTTAAACTTTAACATACCTTGCCTGTAACGGCTCTGCAAAACTTGCTGCCTGATCTGCAATACGTTGCATATCCCAACGAGCACAAAACTTCATAAGACGCATACCAACTTGACTAACATCTTTTGACTCGGTGTTAAGTATAGTATTGTCAATTTCTTGTCTAATATGTTCGGGCTGTGCAGTTAAGTCACACAATGTAACATTGCGTGTATAATCATCTAATACACGATGCTCTACACCTTCATGATCTACCCAACGTTGTAGCATCATGTTATTCCAGTTGTAGCCTTTGGTTTGCTTATCAGCAAACGCTTCAATCAATCCTACTTTGTTCTTTGTGCCTTTTTTTCTAACACCTGGATAGGCACTAAACACATTGTCACTAGTGTCGCCACGCATACACTTTTCAAACAACATGTATTGAGGTTCTGGAGCAGGTTTTGGTTGCTGGGTTTTCTTGTCCACCACGGGCTTGCCTTTGTCATCAAAATATCCTTCGTGCGTAATAGTAGTATTACTTACCCCATTGTACTGACGTACATTAGGTGCAATAAGTTGTGCAAAGTCGCCATCTGTGCTAATAATAACATGATCGTCATTGGGATGATTTTGTATCCAACCTGCAATCAAGTCATCTGCTTCTAGTACAGGATTGTGCAATACAGTGCAATTTGTCTTCTCTGTTACAAAGTCTTTGAACTCGTCAAAGATTTCCCAAAACACTCGATCTTCTTCTGCTTCACGTGGGCTAAGTGCATCACGTGCTTCTTTGCGATTACGTTTGTAGGGCTCGTAGTAATCCTTACGCCAACTACGACCTTCTAAACAGAAAACAACGTGGCTACCATTAAAGTCTTGCCACGCTTTTTTAATACTACTGAGTGTAATGTGCATTGCCATGCCAACTTTGGTGTCAATGTCGCCACGTACAACATGACGAGCACGAAAGAATGTGTTAGCAGTGTCAACTAAAATATAAGTCATGATACTTCTGATTTGCCTTTTGCTATTGGTACAACATTAATATAACCGGAATTTCTGTTTGTGTCAAGTCCTTCTTCACTTAACATGTTATACACAATATCACGGAACCAACGATCTACAATTTCTTCTTCTGGATCATTATCAACACCGTACCCTGCTTCAATTAATTGTTGTACAAAGTATTTGTTCCAGTCCATTTCAAAGAAACCGTTGCGTACATTGTCTTCGTTTACCTTAATATCTAGTACACTAACCCAAGGTTCTTTGCGGCGTGTAGCATATTCTTTAGGGTTACGAGTTTTTAGCTGCTCCATTTCTTTTTCTTCTAGAGCAGCCTTTTCTTCTGCAATACGCTTTTCTTCTGCTTCAATACCAGTTATACGCTTTAACCATTGTTTCATTAGTACTCTACCCTTTGTTCAATGTCGCTTAAAACCCAAGGAACATCTCTGCGTGTTCTGCCTAGGTTGTAAGTAACATCCATTTTTTGTAAAAGAGCATCGATACGGTTTAACTTTGCAACCGTTTCTTTTAATTCATTTACAATTTTTTCCGTTCTAGGATCCTTCATATCTGTCTCCTTACCTTTTCATATTGCTCTTGTGTAATCTTCTTGCCTTGGAGGATTTCTAAGTCTTCCTTATTAAGTCCCCCAGGCATTTCCGAATAAGCTAATGTGGAGTCTTGGGCTAAATCGCCATCCTTGGTCCATACAGAGTTTTGCCACTTCTTGGACTGTGAGGTCATAGCCTTCCGAACGTCCGCCCATCGGCATAAGATATACTGGACATTCCACCCCGGCACTCCTGTACTCGTAAACAGCCCGAGCAGCCTCTCCAACATCATCCATGTCAGCCACAACAAATTTGAAATACATATCGCTACCAGATACACTGTGATAGTTAGCAGCAACATCAGGCTTAATAGCAGTTTCCCAAGGCTCTCCACTAACGGATAACTTGGGGCTACAAGAAAATGTTGTTTTAAATTTGGCAACATTTTCCAAGTAGTTTCTAAAATCTTCGTGTAAGAACTGAGTAGTGTTTGTTTCAATTGTAACATTTTTAAGGTCCTTCATCTTAGGATGTTCAAACAAGTCAACATATAGTCGTTGCCAAGCAAGCAATGGTTCGCCGCCTGTAAGAATAAGATGAATGTCTTGTCCGTTGTCTTGTGTCCACTTGCCTTCTGGCAGCAAACTGATCAAATGTTCAACTACTTCGTCAACTGTTGCTAGTCGGTTAAAGTCTTTGAACTCTGGATAGATACTTGCGTATGTATCGCAACCTGTGTGGATAATAGGCAAGTCTTCAAACTTTTCTGTAGTCTTGTGTACACCTGCATCAATTAATGCCTTAACTTCTGGGTTGTAACGATTGCCTTCTTTGTGCTGGTCCCAACGATTTTTGTCCTTAGGAAGTCCAAAGTTCATACAACGGAAGTTACAACCGAATGTGCGTAGGAATACACTAGGTACTCCTACATACTTGCCTTCGCCTTGTACGCTGTAAAATGCTTCTGAATAGCGTAGTTTCATCGCGGTGCAAACTCCTGTTGTAATTTAATGTTATCAAAGAATTCTTTCTTAACACCACTGTCGCTTTTAAACACACCTTTGAGTACAGTTGTTTGTGTAAGACTACTATGTGCCATAATGCCGCGATTCTCACAACAACCGTGTGTTGCTTGAATATAAACACCTACATCTTTAGATCCAGTTGCATCCATAATTTCCTGTGCAATGTCCATTGCTAGTTCTTCTTGCAGTGTACCACGTCTAGCACACCATTGTGCAATACGAGTATACTTGCTAAGACCAATAAGTTTATCAGCAGCAATAATACCAATATATGCTACACCAGTAACCGGCTGGTGATGATGCGAGCAAACACTTTTAAGTTCACTACGAACAACCAGCATACCATCATATGCATCGTCTGTGTGATTAGGAAATGCTGTTGCATTTGGCTTTTTGTAATAACGCCCACGCATCAGTTCGTGAATGTACATTTTAGCAAGACGGTTTGCAGTGTCATGCGAGTTTGGATCATTTTCGGTATCAATGATAAGAGTATCTAGTACATCTTGAAATTTGTACTTGAGTTCGTTTTGAATCTCTTGTAGTTCAAACTCACTGATATGATCACTAATATTATCATTAGAAAAAAATCTTACGCCGTTTTTACGCAGACGCTCGCGTACTACTTGGCTAGTTTTTACAGGTTCTAGAGTAGTAGTATCTAAACCTTTAGTTTCATCTGTCATTTATATCTCCGAGTTAGTGACGAGGATGTCATAAAAAATGGTATACTCATAGTTTAAGTATACCATGTATTTAGGTTTTTGTCAAGCATTACTTGAAATATTTGTTAAGCATTTCGATACGATCATTTGCCGCTGCCATTTTATCAAGTTCACCTTGAATTGCTTCAACAATATCTGGGTGCTCACCAATACCGGTAGTGTTGTTCATATATACCATAATATTGGTTTTTGCTCTTTCTAGTTCTCCTTCGGCGTGCATTTGTGCTGCCTTTACTAATTGTTCCTTCAACCGTTTTTCCTTTCCTTGGCTTTTTCTAGTTGTTTTGCTTCGTATTCAGCTTTTTTAGCGAGGTATTGCTCCTCGGTTAAGGTGTGCCATCCGACACATCGACCAGTTGGCGATCTTCCGCATCCGCAACTCATGTTGTTTCTCCTCTATATCTAACAACTTTAACGCAGGCTTCCTTGCCTTTTTTCCGCCAGCTGTTGGCAAATACTTCTGCTTCTTTTCTACTTTTATACAAAACTGGATTTACTTCAAACATAGTGCCGCTTGGCTCTGTAAGGTAAATCCAGTCATCTGTTGCTAACATTAGTTTTATAGCATAACGTGTTTTCATCCCGACCCGTATTCCCAAGGATATACTAGCCAAGTGTTTTCTTCTGCTTTATTAACTTCGTGCCACCAATAGTTGACGTCAGGAAACTGACTACTAAAATTTTCAGTCATAGTAGCAAATCTTACATTACCGCCCCATACAGTATCCCAGTTAGGATCGTCGGGCAAGCACCCACTTTGCCAGTCTTGTTTAATCCAGTTAAATGTAGCACCAGTGTCGTTAATGTCATCTACAATTAGGATTTTCTTTTTCTTAGCAGGATCACTAACTACTTCACCAAATACTCTGTCACGGTCTTCTTTCCAAACATATCCAAAAGCATCCTCGGCCATCCAACAGTTGCTTTCACATTCCTCACCGGGTTTACCGTCACGCAATTTAACTTTGAGTGTTTCCATACGACAGTCTAATAGATTACTGATACGCAATGCCAGTGGAAGCCCGCCTCTTGTAATACCTACAACATAGTCTGGACGCCAGTTGTCTTTGTACATTTTGAGTACAATATCCATTGCAGCATTATGTACATCATTATAACTATAAAAATGTTTTTTCATTGTTTTTTCCACTCGTCCATTTCTGTTCTAATTTCTGTGCCTTCGCGATCCTCGGCAATAAGTCTTGCCATACCTTGAATGTCGTCTAGTAATGCTTGTGCATAAGCACGGTCGTATTCTTTACCACTGATTTCACTGTATTGATTGCGAATTCGATGCAGTTCTATTGCTTTGTCTTTCATTACATTAAGACGTTCGATTAGTTCTTCAATGGTGTGTAACATTACTTTAGCAACTCCAAACTTAGACACTTGTTAACATAGTCACCAATATCTTCGTCTTTGGGAATAAGATAGGTGCTGTTGTGACTGCGATCTGCTTTTTGATCCCAACGTCGAAACTCAATGATCTTGCCGTTTACAGCACTATAGATACGGAAGGTAAGCACAGGATCAGCATCTACACTATGTTCGCTGTCTCTTGAACCAACAGCAATACCTTCTACAGAGTTTTTCTTGCGTTCGTTTTCCCGATCCTCGCGGACCCATTTAATAACTTTGTTTTTAAGCCAGTTCATTTCAATGCCTCAAATGTTTTGTACTTTTCTAGAGCACGTTCGTACTCGTCCTTTAGTTCTCGCAGTTTAGGATATTTTGCTTCCATATCCACGTCACGCTTTAATAATAACAGAGCATCACGCATTTCGTCAAGTTCTTTTAGTATGTCTCTGCCTTGTACTTCTAGTTTGCCGTCTACCTTTAGTGTAGTGTCAGTAGTAGTATGATCTGCAATAG